CCACAAATGATGTGGCGAACGGTCTTATGCTACGATCTCCCCAAGGTATCGACCGGTCTGCGGCGAACGTGCGGCCCGTCGGCTGTGTGACGAATGCCCGCAACGCGAGAGCGAGCGGCGGGCGAAGCTGGCAGGAAGTAGCGCCGGCAGAAACGATCACACTGGAGCGCGAAAGCGCCAAGCCCACCCGCCTCTAATTGTCAGCGGGGAGGGGGCTGTTTTCTCGTACTCTCGACACTGCCCCTTGACAATTAGAACATTTTAGGTTAGAAATGTTTCAGGCGAATCCGACCTCCCAGCGGATATCGTCAACCTCTTAGGCAATCAGCAGTTCTGATCTGAAAAGATCCTGGGCACCAGCGCCCAATCAAGAGCCTGCGCTAAATGATTGCACCCCCAACCTTCCCTGATTTCTGTACCCTTTTCAATTGCGCCGGGGCCGTAGAATCGACGATCTCCGCTGCTGATGCGCGGCGACTTTGCAAACGCGGCATCGCTGAGATCGTTCTTGATGCAGGCGAAATCATCGGCGTTATGCGTCACGGTTCACCGAGCAATCTTGAACTACCAGGCCAAGCGAACAAACCGGGAATCAACATCACAACGGTTCACACTATGGCGGGCGGATCATCTCAGCACTTCCTCCAACCGCTACTGAGTGGCAAGGTTTTCGCACTAAAGGGTGTCTTGGGCAGCAAATGAGCGCCGCAGGTCATCAGCACTTTCGCGATCTACGCGCACAGCTTGTTGCCGCGCTGTATAACGCGCTCGATGATGAGTTTAGGCCCGTTTCAGATCTCGCGGCAAGGGCAAGGATGTCAATGCATAAAGCTCCGTCGATGTCTTACTACTTGGGAACGCGAAGCGACGTTGAAACCAAGTATATTGCGCGGGGCTTTCAGATCAAGTGCTTGTATCGCCTGAAGCCCAAAGCGGTTGAAGCAAATGCCTAAGCCTAAGATTAAACAATCCCGCGCGCGTGACACTCAAATCGAGCGCCAATCGGAGTTTTTGGATCGCTACTCTCAATGCGGGTCTATCCTCCAGGCCTGCCAAGAAGTTGGCGTGGATCGCGGCACTCATTACGCTTGGCTTGTTGACGACGAGACGTACAAAGCACGCTTCCATGCGGCGAAGATGCAAGCTGTAGATGCACTGGAAGCCCGCGTATTCCAGCGTGCCAACGTTGAGAGCGACCGGCTTGCAGAGTTCTTGCTGAAGGGCTTACGGCCTGACATCTACGGCGACCGCTTCAAGGCAGAACACAGCGGGCCTGGCGGCGCGCCCTTGGAGATCGTCACGCGCTTGCAAGCCGGTCGCGCCCGCGTAGGAGAGAGCGACTAGCTTGCTCGCCGTCTTTCCGGAGGCGCAACTCGCAGACGAGATTGCCCTCTGTTATGCGGACCCGCTCCGCTTCGTTTTGTTGGCTTATCCCTGGGGCGAGACTGGCCCTCTTAAAGAGTTTGACGGGCCAGACAAGTGGCAAACCGAAACCCTGAAGTGGATCGGAGAGCAAGTTAAGTTCCGCAAGTTTAACGGTCGCTTGCCGGTAGCGCCGATTCGATCTGCCATCTCAAGCGGCCACGGAATCGGCAAGTCAACACTCGTCGCCTGGCTGGTCAATTGGATCATGTCGACGCGCCCTCATTGCAAGGGCACCGTTACGGCGAATACGTTTTCTCAGCTTGAGGGTAAGACGTGGGCGCAGATCCGGCACTGGACCAGCATGTGCATTACCGGGCATTGGTTCAAGGTGGGCTCGCAGTCGATTTACCACTTGCAGTTCCCGGCAAGCTGGCGATTCCGGGCTGAGACGTGCCGCGAAGAGAACTCGGAAGCGTTCGCCGGCCAGCACGCCGCGGACAGTTCATCGGTTTACATCTTCGACGAGGCTTCGGCCATTCCTGATCGCATTTGGGAGGTAGCCGAGGGCGGCTTGACTGACGGGGAGCCGATGATCTTCGCGTTTGGCAACCCTACGCGCAACAGTGGTAAGTTCTACCGGGTGACCTTCGGGGCGGATCGTGACCGTTGGGTGCAGCGCTGCATTGATTCGCGGGATTCCGCGATGACAAACAAGGCGCAAATCGCCGAATGGATCAAGGACTATGGCGAGGATAGCGATTTCGTTCGCGTCCGTGTTCGCGGCCTGCCGCCTGGCGCGAGTGACCTTCAGTTCATTGACTCCGCCCGCGTCTATGCCGCTCAGAAGCGGGAAGCGCACACGCTCAGCGACGAACCGTTGGTCGCTGGTCTCGATCTTGCCCGCGGCGGAGCCGATAACAACGTGATCCGCTTCCGGCGTGGCTTGGATGCCAAGAGCATCCCGCCGATCAAGATTCGCGGCGAGGAAGTGCGGGACTCAACAAAGCTGGTCTCGATTATTTGCGATGTTCTCGGTCGAACTTACGGCGGCCACAAGATCCACACGATGTTTGCCGACGAAACCGGTGTTGGCGGCCCGATTATAGACCGCGTGAAGCAGCTAGGGCACCGCAACATTATCGGCATCCAGTTTGGCGGTTCATCGCCGGATCGTCACTTCGCCAACATGCGTTCGTATATGTGGGCGCAGATGAAGGAATGGCTTGACCGCGGTGCGGTGGACAAGCTGGAAGAGTTGGAAACGGACCTAACCGGTCCCGGCTTCCACCATGACAAGAGCGACCGATTGATTCTCGAATCGAAAGAAAACATGAAGCAACGCGGACTTAAGTCTCCTGACAATGGCGATGCGCTGGCGCTTACGTTTGCGCAGCGCGTGGCTGTGGGTGCCCCGATGAAGCGACCTGAGGCAAGTTACTCCCAATGGGCATGAGCGACGCGAAGTTCATGGAGCTTGCGCTAGATCGCTTTCACCGGGCGAAAGAAGCCGACGCGTCCGAGCGGAGTCTGGCTGTTAACGATCTCGAATTCTACCTGGGCGACCAATGGGACAGCGAGTCGATCAAGGCCCGCGACGATGCAAAGCTGCCCCGCATCACGTTCAACCGGCTGATGATGTTCACCAACCAGATCAGCAATCAGAGCCGCGCGAATGATCACAGTATCGGCGTTGAACCGGCAGACGGGGCGCCGGAAGAGGTGGCGGAACCGCTACAGATGCGGATTCGCCAGATCGAATATCAGTCCAAGGCGAAGGTGGCGCACGACAACGCGCAACACAGCCAGATCGTGTGTGGCCGCGGCTTTGAGCGCCTCCGCATGGAGTTTGTGGAGCGGTCGATGCTCCAGCGTCCAGTGATTGAGGCTATTGCTAACCCGTTCTCGGTCTACTGGGACCCGAACGCCGTCGATTACGACCTTTCGGATGCGGAATTCGTGTTCGTCATCACCACGATGACGGTTGAGGAGCATTCAAGCCGCTATAAACGCTCGAGGGCGGCGGCAAGTAACTATTTCACCGACTCGCAGAATCCCGCGCCGAAGCAAGCCCGCGATTGGTTCAAGGGCAAGAAGAAGATCCAAGTAGCGGACTATTACACCCGCACGGCGGTCGAGAAAACGCTGGTTGAGATGCCCGATGGCACTACGAAGCTGTACGATACGTCGGGGGAAGTCCCGCCCGAGATGGCGGATTACCCGACGCGTGCCGAGAAGTGCTACAAGGTCATGCACTACGTTATCGACGGCGTAGAGTGCCACGAAGAAACCGAGTGGGTAGGCTCGACGATTCCGATTACGCCTTATTGGGGAATGTCGATCACGGACGCTCAGGGCAAAAAACGAACCATATCGCTCATCCGCCCAGCCAAAGAGCCACAGAAGACGCTGAACCACGCCGTGTCTGGGCTGGTGGCGATGCTCTCGATTTCCCCGAAGAACGTCTGGCTGGGTGTCGAGGGCATCTTCGACACAACCACGCAGTGGAAGAGCCTTCACCAGATGGCCTTTGCGTATGCCGAGTACAAGGCACTAGACGTGCAAGGCAACCCGGCGCCGCCTCCGCAGCTGATGACGCATGAGCCACCGATCCAGGCGCAGCTTGAGGCGATGGCGATGGCGACGGACGGCATTAAAGCCGCGCTTGGGATCTTCGACGCTTCCATCGGTGCCGAGTCGAACGAAAAGAGCGGACTTGCGATTCAGACGCGCCAGAAGCAGAGCGACGCTGCGAATTACCACTTTCAGGCAAACGCAATTCTCTCCATTGAGAGCACAGGGCGCAAGATCGTTGAGATCCTCGGCCTCATTGACGCTAAGCGGGAGACAGTGCAGGGTCGCACTTATGAAGGCAAGACGGTGCGCTTCCCGGTCAACCAAGAGCACCAGATGCCAGGTGGGAAACAAGTGCTCTACGACACCAATTATGTAAATCCCTATTCAATGTCGATTGTCGTCGACGCTGGGCCGAGCTTTAAGAGCGCTCGCGATGAGGCGCACCAGCAGGACGGCGACATGATCCGCGCGCTTCCCGAGCTGATGTGGGTAATCGGCGACCAGTATTTTGAGACGTCGAACGCGCCGGGCGCCAAAGAGAATGCTAAGCGCATCCGCAAGGTGATCGAGATGAAGTCGCCAGGCGTCATTGAGAACCCTGACGAGCAGCAAGGCGCGCCGCTGCCGCCTGAGGTACAAGCGCAAATGCAGAAGGATCAGCAGCAGATCCAGCAACTCAGCGCCGCAGTAGAGGGCCTTTCCGCTGAGAAGGAATCGAAGTCCTTAGAGTTTCAAAGCCGCGAGCGCATTGAGGACGAGAAGCTGACGTTTGCACGCGAGAAGCTGGCCGCCGAAGTTGAGATGGAAATGGCGAAATTGGGCGATGCCCGCGCCTTTGCCGACATGCGGCATGATCTCGACTTCCTGAAGCAACAGATTCAGGCTTCGACCGTAAAAGCACAGATGGACCACACGAGCGAGATGAAGCAGATGGACCAGCAGGAAGCCGCCGAGCAGCAACAGGCGCCGCAACCGGGCGCACCGCCGGCCACTGACCAAGTTTCCCAAGTTCCTCCTCCTGCCGGGCCGCCGCAAGGCGCACCCGGCGCACCAATGGCGTAGCAAACCGGCCTCACGGCGGGCCTAGAATTCACCGCGCTTACGACAATCATGGAACTCACCCCAACCAGCATCCCCGAGCTAGCCGAGATGTCCTTTCAGGACTACAAGGCAGCCCGCGCACAGGCTCCCACGGAAGCCGATGCGAAACCCGCGCAAAACGAAAAGCAGCCAGAACCCGAGGCCGTCCCCGACAAGGACAAGGCAGCGGACAAAGAGACCCCCGAACCTGGCGCGGTGGAGACCACGGACAAGAAACATGAGGACGACGAGGAAGTTGACGAATCGAAGCTTCCCGTTGGCGTCCAGAAGGCGATCAATAAGAAAACCTTCCAGATGCGAACCGCTCAGCGGGAGCGCGATGAGGCTTTAGCCAGGTTGAAGCAGATGGAGGAAGCGGTCACAAACCCGCCTCCGCCGGCTGTTGATCTGAGCAAAAAGCCTCAATTGGCCGATTTCGATTACGACGAGGCGCAATACGAGCGGGCTTTAGAGGCCCACGTTAAAGCCAAGACGGAAGCGGAAGCGACGCAGCGCACCGAAGCGGAGAGCGCGGTAAAGCACGCGGCTGAGTTGCAGACGAAGATTGCCAATGCCGAGAAGGAAAAGCCGGACTTCCGCGCTGTTGCCTTCGACCCCGCCGTGCTCGCGACGATCAGCAAGTCCCCGGCTTTGCAGTTGGCGATCAGCGTCAGCGACAACTTCGGGAAACTGGCCTACCACTTGGGCAAGAACCCCGAGGTGCTGGAATCTCTCGTCGCGATGCCGCAGATCCAAGCTGTATTCGCGCTTGGCAAGCTCGAAGCCTCCCTCATGTCTCCTCCTCCAAAACCAGTGACACCGCCCCTACCTACGCCTTCAAAGCCGGTGGGTGGACGCAATCAAGGGTATACCGAACCAACTCGCGCAGAGTTGGCCGAGATGCCATTGAGCGAGTACAAACTCCACCGCGCGCGGCAGAAGTAGGGCTAACCCGCGCTGAAAGGCGCAGAGGACACAATGGCCAATCAACTTCAAACCAGCAAAATCATCCTCAACGAGATTCTTATGGAACTCGCGACGGATCTCCGCGTGGTTCGTGCAATGGACACGAGCTACGTTTCAGAATTCACCAAAAGCGCCTATGCCGTGGGCGATACCGTCCAGGCTCGGCGTCCGCAGCGCTTCCTATACCGTGAAGGGCTCGAGTACAAAGAGCAGGGCATCGACAACATCACCGTGCCGATCACCGTCTCAAGCACAGGCGGTGTCGACCTGGGATGGGATTCGATTGACCCTACTCTCAATGACAAGGGCCTCAAAACGAAATATGTGAAGCCCGCGCGGTTGGCGATCTCTGCCGCGATCAACCAGAGAGCCGCCGCATTTATCGCTTTGAACACGGCCAACGCCGCCGGCACTCCCGGCACCATCCCGAGCACCATCGCGACCTACTTGGCCGCTGGTGACCGCATCATTGAGCAGGGAATGCCGATGAATGATGACCTGAACTGCATCATCACCCGCAATATGTCCTCGATCTATGTGGGCGGGCAACAGCAGTTCTTCAACCCCGCGGCGATGATCGGCAAGCAGAGCGAGACTGGCCGCATTTATGCGAACCAGCTCGGCTACACCTTCTCGCAGGATCAGACGCTACTGCGGCAGATGACCGGCGCTTATGGCGGTGCCCCCACGGTGAATGCCGCGCAATCGGGCGCAGGCGCTTACACGAGCGGTATGCCCCTAGTTGTCCAAGGCACTTTGGCAAATGCTACATACGTCGTCGGCGATCGATTCACGATTGGCGGCGGAGCGACGGCAGTAAACTCCGTTCACCCGCAAACCCGGCAGGACAATGGGCGCTTGCAGGAATTCGTCATCACGGCCCCGGCTGTGGCTGATGGCTTCGGTGCGGTAACGTTGCAGGTCTTTCCCTCGGTCACCCCGAGCGGTCAGTACCAGAACGTGTCGCAAGCCGCGGCGAACGGCGCAACGATCAACATGATTGGCGCGGCATCGACGATTCACACGCAGGCGTTGCTGTTCCATGAGCAGGCCTTCGCTTTCGTGAGCGTCCCGATGGCGATGCCCGACCAGAAAGGCGTTGAAGTCGCAATCATGGAAACCGATGACGAGACCGGCTTGAGCGTGTCGTTCATCCGGCAATTCATTGCTACCGAGCGCCGATGGGTGAACCGCTTCGACGTTCTGTTCGGCTTTGCTCGATTGAACGCGGAATTGGCGAGCGTGATCTACGCCTAAGGAAACAACATGAACACACTCAAACCCATTCTTCTCCTTGTTTTGGTTGCGGCGACCGGCTTCGCTCAACTCAACAGTTTCACTACCACCACGCTCTCGAACAACGTTTTGACCGGCGATACGGTTTTTGTTCTCGCCTCGGCGACGAACATTACCGCCGGCGGGAACGGCGTTCCGAAAACCTACCTCTACGTATTGGACCCTGGTTCAATCTACGGCGAGTTGGCGGGAGTAACGTCGGTAAATGGCAATCGGATCAGCGTTCAGCGTACTAGCGGCTCTCTCACTGGAGCAGCGCATGTCGCGGGGGCGATTGTCCTCGTGCAGCAAGCGAACATGTACGAAAAGTGGGACCGCGTTGGCGGTTGCGTTCTCGCTAACACGAAGATTCAGCCTGCGATTAACGTCCTTACCGGGCGTCAGTGGCTCTGTTCTTCGGTTACCGGAACGTGGGTCCCTGGCTGGAACAACGACTACCCGCCTGTTCCCACGGCCACCGTCGCCTCGGCGGCTGGCCCCATCACGCCATCGGGGCAGCTGTTCATTGTCAGCGGCACGGCGGCGATTACCGGCTTCACCTTGCCGGTGGGCTTCATTGGGGGATCGTTTACGATCATCCCCACTGGGGCATTCACCACGACCAACTCGGGAAACATCGCCATTGCTTCTACCGCGATAGTGGGTAGGTCCTTGACCTTCACTTACAACTTTGCGACGGCGAAGTTCTACCCGAGCTATTAGCTCCACCCCGCCGGACCCTCCTATCGGCGATCCCCAGAGCGGGGACGGACCCCTTTTCCCCGTCCCCGCTCGCTTTTAAGAAAGGTTTTCATGTCCTTTGCCCAATACCCCAAGGCGAAATACCACGCGACAGACGCCAATTCTCCCAAGCTGGTCCACTCCGAAGAGCAGGAATTGCACCTCGGGCAGGAATGGAAGGATGTTCCGCACCAGGAAGCAGCCCCGCTTACCGATGACGCCGTTACCGCAGGGGCCGCGATGAGCGTGACAATCGAGGCGCCAGCGCGGCGTCGACTCCGAAACTAATATGGCAACCGTCCAAGACATCATTAACGCAGCGGCAAGTTACGCGGGCATCTATGCGACCGGCGAGAGGCTTGCGCCTGATGACAACAATGCGGCGCTCGAGGAGTTTAACGACTTCAAGGACGAAATGAACACGGAAGGGCTCAACATGTACACCGAGAACATCCTTCAGTTCAACCTCGTCGCCGGGCAGCAGACGCGCACAATCGGACTAACTGGACAATGGGCGACGGTTCGACCGCAACATATCGACCGCGCCAACCTACTAATTACCGCGAATGTTCGGCGACCGCTGCCAGTTGCATCTGACGAGCAATGGGGAAATATCCCAGTTCAAAACGTGCAGGGACCGCCGCTGCTTATGTATCCGAATGGAGACTACCCTAACACGACAATCTATTTCTACCCGATCCCCGATCAAGCCTACCCGGTTGAGATTTACGTTTGGAATCAGTTCCTCGACTCGGCCAACCTCACCGATCCCGTGGCATACCCGCCTGGCTATCGCAATCTCTTCAAATATAACCTCGGCGAGCGGCTTTGCATCCGCTTTGACAGGCCTGTCAATCCCGATCTCCACGACAAGGCGCTGAAGTCGTGGGCAAAGGTGAAGGCAAACAACTCAGAGCCTCCGCAGATCGGGACCGATCCTCTCTTCAAGGGCACCAACAGCCGTTACTTCGATTACAGGATTGGACCCTACGCGGGGAACTAATGGCACGCTTCGGATTCGTCGGCGACGACTACAAGAGCTACGAGAGTGCGGCATCGTGCCAGCAAACCATGAACTGGTATCCCGAGGTAGTGGCGCGCGATGGCGGCAAGTCGACGGCTTACCTGTGCCGTGTGCCGGGCATCAAAGTCATCGTCGGATTCGGGCAGCCGGGGTGCCGCGGCGTCTACACCGAACCGAAGAGCGGGCGAGTGTTCACGGTCATGTCGGGCTTCTTGTTTGAGCTGACTTATATTGCGGGCGTCTGGGCCTATGTCCTCTTTGGCGCGTTGAACTCCGCGAGCACGATGGCGCATTTCTCAAGCAACGGGTTTTCGCTCGCCGTTGTGAGCGGCCGGCAGCTTTACACCGTCGACCTGATGACAAACACGTTTGAGGGCGTCGTGCCTGGGCTGGACATCACGCAGATTGACTTCCTGGGCGGCTACCTGATCGGCGTTAACGGTGGAACCACTTTCTTCATCTCCGATCTCTACAAGGCGCGGACGTGGAGCGGCAATGAGGCGAGCGCGGAGGATAACCCCGATGCCATCGTCGGGCTGAAAGTCGATCATGGGCGCATTTGGCTTGGGGGAACAGAATCAACGGAAATCTGGGCCTCGAACGGCGGCAACGTTGACTTCCCATTTGACCGCATACAGGGGACGACGATGACGGAAGGCTGGGTGTCGCCTGATTGCGCCGTGTCGATGGACAATACGCTGTTCTGGATCTCGCAAAGCAAGAACGGAAGCCGGATGGCGATGATGGCAAACGGCTATACGCCGACGCGCATCTCCAACTACTCAATCGAGGCGGAATGGCAATCCTACGCCACGATTTCGGACGCGGTGGCCTTCCCGTACCAAGAGAACGGACACACCTTCTGGGTTATCAGCTTCCCGAATGCCATGAAAACGTGGGTCTATGACCGGTCTAACGCAATGTGGCACCAGCGGGGCTACTGGAACCGCGCCACCGGCCTTTATGAGTCCGTGCGGGGCCGCTACCACTGCTTTGGATATGGGCAGCACATCGTCGGCGATTGGCAGTTCGGCTCTCTTTACATCCAGAGCCTCAAATACCTGACGGATGACGATTTCGGCTTTATTCGTCGCGTCCGGCGGTCGCCGCATGTCTGGAGCGACAACAAACGCAACTATTTCAACGGCTTTGAACTCTACGTGCAGGCTGGCGTCGGCGTTATCAACGATCCGCAGGGGGATGCGATCTTCTCTTTGCGATGGTCCGACGATGGCGGGAAAACGTGGAGCAGCTTTAACGACCGCAACGCGGGCGAGCTCGGGCAATACTCGACGCGCGTGCGATGGCTGCGCTTGGGCTCGGGCCGTGATCGCGTCTGGGAGGTTGTCACGACCGCTGCGGCGGATGTGGTGATGATCGATGCCGACATCATCGTGACGCAGGGTTTTAGCTGATGGCAGTCTACCGCTCGGGAGTCAAGAAGGTCGCTACTCCGTTACCGACGACGGCGACGGTAATCGATCCAGTCTCAGGGCTGATGACTACCGAGTTTCAAACATTTCTTCTCAGTTTGGTTGAACAAACGCAGCAAGCGTTGGACTTGGGGGTGATCCTGTTGGCCGGCGGTGGCGTTCAGCCTTCCGCCCAGCTAAATGACAACTTACTTTCTCTGGAGGGTTTTATCATGGCCGCAAGCCTCGTTCATGCAATCAAAGGAGTGTATGCGCCCGCCGCACCGGCGACGTTCTACACTGTCCCGCCGAACAACAAGCTACAGGTCACGAACGGGACGCTCGTAAGCAGTTCTGGGACATTGCAGCTGATGAGCGTTTACTTCGTTCCGCCAGGCGGCGTTCCAGGCCCAGATAACGCGATTCTCTACAAGCAACCGATAGCCGCCGGCGCAAGCGTCGCGTATCCGCAAATGAACCACCTTTTAGATGCAGGGACGACGATTCAGGTCGAATGCAACGCCCCAGCCGTTGTGTCCGTGCAAGTCTCGGGGGCGTTGCTTTAATGACGAATGAGGAGCGTGATCACAAACTAGACCAAAAGCGTGAGGACGACTTACAGGAACTTCGAATAGGACAGGCGGTTAGAAAAGGTATCGACAAACTAATAGACGATCACCAAAAAATGCGCGATCAGATGCGGGAATTAAAAGCGCAATCGGATCGCATCGAAGCGCAGGCCTCGCGGATTGAGGTCCAGGCGATATTGACGAATGGTCGAGTCAAGTCTGTGGAAACTTGGCAAGCCGTAAAAGAGGGCCAAATTGGGATACTCGTTCTTGGCTGCGGCGGCCTTGGGGCACTGAGTGCATGGCTGTT